GATAGCTTCACATACCCAGCGAGCACCAACCCAAATATTTCCATCAGGATCCTGTGCTGCTTTAAGAATATCTCCGTTAAATTCTACTTCTTTTGCTATTAATTTATCCATATTGATTTTCCCCCATTGATATAAATTTTCTTGTATTAGCATCCAATTTAAAATTCTTCCAGCTTCTTTTCTGCTGCTTCACGGGTGAGGAATACCAAATCATTTAATTCCCCGAGCCACTCATCATGATTTGCCCACAAAAACTGTTTACCATTTTTGCCGCATTCAATTCCACATACCACGTTTTCCCGAATATCCATGCCGCATATGTCCCATACAGTTGTACCAACAGGACAAGGCAGCCTCACAAGCAAGCCCTGTTCTTCTGCTTCTTTGTAAGATTTTAATTCTTCAAGCCACTCCGCAAGCTGCATATGTTCTTCCGCACATTTTATACAATTAGTCTTTATATCATCATCTATATAATCAATTGACTCAAAATCTGCACCTCTATAATTCTTTTCCGCTACTTCTTTTGCATGGACAATAGCTTCTTCAAGTGTTAATCTCTCCATCTATTTTTACCTCTTTCAATTTCTCCACCACCAACTTCAAAGATTCAACAAATTCATCATTTAACGCTGCACGATCTGGATTCTCGATAAATTTTTCAATCGTGCTAATTGCTTTCTCTTCGGGTGAAGGGACTGTAAGTCTTATTGATTTTGCAATTTCAAGAACTTCATCTATATTATCTTCCCAATTATATATATCACACAAATGCTTCTTGCACCTAGTATTGCTTTCACTCAATACGCATTCTGAACAGTTACATCCTCTACAATTGCGTATATCTGCAATACGATTAGCAAACTCTCTTGCCGTCATTTCTTTTGTCCCGAGGAGTTCTGAAGCTTCGTAGAAAGCATCACACTCTACTCCGATACGTACGCTGTGCACCACATCTTTGTTATTACAAAATTTTAAAATATCTGGAAAATGTTGTCCTGGCAATGGTTTACAATTGCCTTCCGAACACCAATGAAATCCCTGTTTCTCAGCTTCTTTGAGAAGCATTTCATTTTCTTCTTCTGTCTTAACCAAGATACATGTATTTCTTAAATCAACCATCTGCGTTTCCTCCTTTAATTTTGCTAATACAAGTGTTCCAACCTCGAATCCATGCAAGACTAAGTTTACTTCTCCAATATTCCTCTTTTTTTCTCCTCCGGCAACGGGTTCAATGGGCACCCTTTTATTAATTTATCCCATGAATCACCGGCGTTTAAATTTGCATCTTTATCTTGTACCATACATTCATCTGCCTCATTTAATAATGGACAATCGCTACAATGCTCTGGTGTATCAATCACTAATATTGATTTGCTCATTCAGTTTCCACCACCTTTCACGATTTGCATAACCGTCTGATATAGCGCAGCATTTCTTCCAACCAGTTTTGTTATGTATGTATCCAACTGCTCCACAACTGCTTCCACATCATAGGCGGTCGGCTGCGCATCAATCATTTTAAACGCACTTTCTGCCGTAATTAAACTGTCTTTTCCTCCAACTTGCTTGTAAAATAACTCTTCATTCATTGCATCCGCATCAATCAGTCTCATATTCCTCACACTCCAGTTTTTTCAAATCCTCAATGCGCCAAGGTTCTTCATCTTCCCATTTAATAAAATCAAACATATTACCAAAAATATCTGCTAATATCTGATAACTACCGTCTGGACAGCCCCAATAACCCATCACTCGTTTTGGCTTTTCAGTATACACATAAAGTTTATCATTTTCATCTCTTGCAATATATTTGCTCTTTGGTAAAAGCATATTAAGAAATTTCTTCTCTCTTGATGTAATTGTAGGCTTCTCTACATATTCTGATTCGCACCATTTAGGGATAAGCTCGTCTTTTTTACAAGTCAGAGCTTTCCCAAATGTACATCCGGTACATATAAGATCTCTACAATCAACTAAGTTTCCGCTCTTATCAATTGCAATAGTTCCGCCGCTACACGCAATATCTAAAATTTCTTTTGCGAACTTTTCTCTATTCTTCATAAAAAATCACCTCATTTAATACTTCCAGAAGTAAGAATCGTTGTAAGTCGTTCTTCCAGCTTCTTCATCAGTTCCTCTCATAATTCCTAGTACCATATAACGATCCTTATCCTAATTCAGATCATCTACATCGTCGTCAACAACTTGAGCGTCATCGAAATCAGACCAGTCAAACTCGCTATCCGACATGTTTTCTGCTTTCTCAACAGCTTCTGCATCTGTTTCAGCTTCTACTACTACATAACCATATTTGACAACCATAACTCTTTTTTTCACTTGCATTTCCTCCTTAGATTAATCCATGTTTTTCACAGAAATTCTGCATAGTATCAGCAACACTGTTACCCATATATTTCCGTACCATAGATACGTTGATACTTGCTTCCAGCATTTCCATGTATACGTCCAGCTCATCGGTACCATTTTCGATGGCATCGCCAAAACGGGACTGAATCTCATCTGACATGTCCGTGTCGGATTCGCATTCAAGCCATACAGGATCAATTCCTTTGGCTGCTATAACGAACAAGACAGGGAAGCCGCCTTTTCCGCTCAATAGATAATTTCTCTTTTAACATAATTGTTCCTCTTTTCTTTTCAGTATTAAATTTCCTGGCGCGCTCACTATATCCTTGCATTGATAATCACGATTATAGAAATCAGCGGAAGAATTATAACGTACTCCATAGTGTTCATCAAAACGTAATCTTGTTGGAAAGTCACAAAGTATATTGGTTAATTTAATTCCGGTTGCCCATGTGAAACCTTGATTTTGAGCTTCCTTAGTCAATGCAATATATTCTGCTTTATTATTTACTAAAACAGTACATTTTCTCAAATCTATCATTTACTCCCCCCTCTGATCTCTATGAGTCTTCGCACTCCTTTGAATAAAGCCATGCAATTAGGATAATCTCGTGCACATCTGCCACGCCTAGAATTCCAATATGTTTCATATCTCCTATTAAATTCTAATCTCGTTGGAAAATGGCAGCAGATTCTATTTAAAGAATCTCCACTCGCCCATCTAAAGCCTTGTTTCTTAGCAATTTTAGTTATAACCCTATATTCCTTCACATTGTTAACCAATACTGTACTATCTCTCAGATCAATCATAACTTTCCCTTCTGTCTTATAATTATCAATTCTTGTAATTTACTCATCAAATCTTTACAATGATAATCACAATATTTTTCATAGTATGGCCCAGATGTGACCTTACCTTTTTTATCAAAAAACAATGTTCCAGGAAATGGACAGTAGATATAATCTAAAGAGTCTCCAGAATTCCACTCACATCCTTGTTCTTTCGCAATCTGAATTACTTTTTCATATTCTTTTTCATCTTTAACTCCCACAATACAGTCTCTAAGTTCAATCATTTCCACCCCCAACCTTTCCAGATAAGCATTTTCTTCAAATTTTTACATTTGATGAAGCTTGGTGTATACTCTTTTGTCTCTTCACAATAGCCGAACCATCTGCCTGATACGTCTTGATGAAGTTCATATATTTTCATGAGGTCGCCTCCCTTGTCATTACTAAATATCTCAAACTATTTGCCGGAAGTAACATTGCATTGTTAAAATACCATGATACTTCTTCATCATCTATTGATAAGAAATATTCATCTAATACAAGATCTGTAATTCTAGTTACTACACAAATTTTTCCACAAAGTTTATACATGCGGCTGTTAAAAAATAATCTTCCCATTGAATTTTCATAATGGTAATACCACCCGCCAACTAAATTTTTTCTAATCACTACTCTGTCTCCGACTTTATATCTCATGATTTTCCTTTCTAATTTCTACAAGTCTACTTAAATTTCCTACTGGAATAAGTGATGATCTGTACCAGTATCCTTCTGGAGTACCAGATAGATAGTAACCTGTATAACTTATTCTATTGATTCTATAAACTTTTCCGAGATACTTCACCCCTATCTCATGAACTGCTAGGTTACGTTTTATACGGACCCAATCTCCAACTTTTAATTCTTTTTTCTCTTGCATATAAGTCCCCCTAGACATTGAACAGGTTCTAACATTATGTCACTGAAAACCCACTCGCATGTTTCATCTCCTAATGCTAGTCTATAGTTAACATAGCCAGAATAAAATGATGAAACTTTATCTATGATTTTATATGCATGGCCACAGAATTTTTGCATGTCAATGTTAAAAAACAAATAATTATTATCACTACCATCATAATAATATCTTGTATTACCTTTCAAATCACTTCTAACTCTTACTATGTCTCCTATTTTATATTTCTCTTGCATATCAAGCTCCTTAACCCATCAACAGGTATCAACATTGCATCATTAAATACCCATCTGGATGCATCTTCTCCCAGAGATAAACTATAAACTTCACAAACATAATCAATTGCTACTATTTTGTACTCTTCTCCACGAAATTTTTCCATTGTATGAGCAAAATACAACTCTTCACGAGATGGATCTGAAAATGGATAATATCGTCCACCAACTAAATCTGTCCGGACCATGACTCTATCTCCAACTTTATATTTCATGTTTCCTCCTCTTATCAATTAGTGCAGTTAGTCCTTTGTAAGGAATAAATTCCTCTGCTGGAAACCAATAATCACTAGCTTCTTCCAGTTCATAAGCTTTTCTTCCAGAAGTTAGTTTTATAATTGATTTTATAGTACATATATTTCCTAATAGATAATTTATATCTACGCCCCATAGAATACGAGGAGTATTAGATCTAAAAATTACTTTATCTCCTCTCTTCATATTGCCTTCTTTCATGGATAGCTAAAAATAAAGTACCTTCTGCAGGAATAAACATATCCAACTTAAAAATATATCCTGATTCTTTAACACAACAATAAGCCTCAAAACCTCTAGGGTTATTTATGGATATTATAGTCATAATTTTTCCTTTAACTTCTTCCACAGGAATACACCATATGCATCCATGCAATCTAGGATCAACTATTACTTTATCTCCAACTTTCATCTTATTCCTCCAATATAAAATCAAGTACTTCTACAATACCCATACCTGATATATCTAATAGTTTCATTTCCTTTGAAGCATACTGTACAATACAAATCCCGTCCTTGATTGTGCAGCTTATTATGCTTCTCTTTTTTAATAACTTATCTAATTCCATAATAGCTCCTTGATAATTCTCTTGGGGAGTCGAACCCCAAGAGAACTGTTTATTTTATTGTTTACTCAGCATCTGGAAGATAGAACTTTTTGATTCTATCCTCTCCTACAGCTTCGACAGCAGCCATTGCTACCTCATGAGAGCTGAAGTAAATACCATCTGTAATTTTTCTTCTGCTCCATGTGGAATCAACTTTCTCTGTCTCTCTGTTCCAGCAGAGTTTGTATTTTCTCTGAGAGTGATCATCCCAATCAATCTCATCGTTGTGATCAATAGCGAAGCGTTTAAGCTCTGCTACAATCATCAGATACTCAGCAGCTGCGTCTCTCTCTTCCTCAGTCTTGAAGCAGTTGCCTACTGCTAAACGCATCACATCTTTCTGGTTCTCTGCTGTGAATACTCCGCCATCTTTCTTGCCTGTACCCCACAGATAGAAGTACTGCTCACCTTCTGTTGGCTCCCAATGTTTCTGTACTGTCTCTGGTGCAGAGAGCATTCCCTGAAGTGCTCCGATGAGTTCTTTAAGCTCGTCCTGTCCAAGTGCTGCCATAATGTTTGTAATAATAGTTGTGTTGTTCATCATAATCTTAATC